TCAGCAGTTTGCTCCTGGGCCAGGCGCTGTCGGGACTCAGCAACAGTTTCCATTTGTCTAGCAATGTCGTTGGTGTGTAACCCCATTACATTAGACCCAATCTATCTTCAATATGGTTCCAATCAATGATTTGCCAAATGTTATCGATATATTTTTCTTTATCCCATTTGTAATCTAGGCTCCAGGCGTGCTCCCACCAATCAATTAATAATACAATGTCATCTCGAATTTCATGATTGTGAATAATTTTAATTTTGCCATCAGTACTTAAATAGACCCAACCTGATCCTTGTATCTTCATTGCAGCATCTTTCATTAGGGCTTTTAAGCCAGTTAATGATTTAAAATGTTTTTTAATTAATGCTTGCGTAAGATCACCAGGATTGCCGCCTGTAACAGGATGACAAAATTGTGTAAAGTAAATATCATGTAAAAAAGCACCTGCATGATTAAATGCAGGATTAATGTGATCATTGTAATTGTCCACATACTTTTTATACAAATGTCCATAATGGTATACAATGGTCTCAGGACTCATAACTGGTTCCAAAGCTGATTTTGCGTAAGGCAATGGCGTTTGTTTTAGTTCCTTCATATTATGATAATGCCCAAGGATCTGTGGTTAAAGAATTTTGATCCCCGCCAATTGTAAAATCTCGATCAATCCAAGCTGCCCATGCATTTGTTTTATTGATTTTTTGTTGTTGCATGAATGCTCGCAAGCGTGTGCCGATTGGTGTATAATTGCCATTGGGATGGCGAACCAATTGTTCACCTTGGCGTGGATCAATCCATTCATATTTTTCAGGTTGTTCTTTGCCGTATTTGTTTAATCTTGTTCCTATAGCACGAGCTGCAATTGGTCCAAGTATTTCATATGTAATTGCATTATTGGTGTATTTTCTAAATACAACCTCGCAGTGTTGTCCGCTGGCTTTCCAATCACTATCGGGATGTGGGAATCGTTTTGTAACAAAACGCACAACTTCTCTAAAGCCCTGTACTTCAATTGGAGGAAATGGTAATTCTTTTAAAGGTTCAACTGGAACTAGTTCTGTTTTATCTACATAGGGATTTTCTGTACCCAATAATGCTGCATCGGCCTTTTTGCCATTAAGCACATCCATGGCCGTTTGATATTTAAATCGGTTTGAACGACCTTTAAGGTTTAATACCACACCAGTTTTATCATAAACAAATTGTTCTAATTCTCGAGCAGTAGGAAAGTCGGTCATTAGACCTTCTAGATCATACATAGGTTCTTCTATGCGTTCTAGAACTTGAGGCTCCTCGCGTGGTTTGATTGATCGTTTTGCAGTTTCTTTAATTTCCGCTACTGCAGGAGTAGAGTCCCATGCTGATTCGGTAGCAGGAGTTGTAATTTTTTTCATTGTATGTTCCTTTCAATTATAATACAAAATGCCGCCAGTAACAGAATTTTAGGAATAACGAGGTGTCTACAGCATTAGGTTCCCCGATTCAGGCCCTGGCGGCCCAGCTAGAATTAGTCTCTATATCGACTACGCTTGCCTTTTGAGAATGACTTTGGAGTTACTTCATCATCTGAACCCATTCCAGGTTTAGTATCCCATTCAGCAAGATAGTCTTTGTGTTTTTGTCCGCGGGCTTCTAATAAACCCTGTACTTCATCGGCCAATGGTTGTCTTGATGCCTTGGCATCTAAAAAGTTACCGCGCTTGGCACTGTGTGCACCTTCATTGCCCGTTCTTGGTCCCATTGGTGCGTTGACATTGACAACCGCATGTGGATTGCGATAACGAGTGTCGATATGTGTATAACAAGCCTCACTTGCTTGGTCAGCAGCAACTTCGGCACTTAATCTTTGTTTCATATTATTTTCCTTTCATGGCACGCAATTTGGCCATGTGTTGGTCCATCTTTGTCTTGTGATGTTCCATCATTTGTCGATGTGTTTCGGCTTTGGCTTTGTGAGCCATCATGCCTGCAGGCATTTCTGATTTTTCTCGTTTGGCCGAGGCCATTGACATTTTTTTCATTTTTTAAATCCTCTTAGTGTTTCAGCTAGTCTGGCACGCCGGCCTTCAACTCCGGGCTTTCGAGCGGCTGCTGCCAATCGCTTAGTAGGAATTTTTTCTCCGGCTCGGACGCCTAATTCTCGATGCAGTGCGCCTGGATGCTTTATGGCACCTTGAATCCATTTGGCATGTCGAGCGGCCTCTGCATGATGTTCAGCAGCCTTCTTGTGGTGCATCTCCATTTTTTTAGCTGCGGCAGCTAGTGTGGGTTTTTTATTGGTCATTTTAATATCCTAAATCAATGCCGGGAGTAACATAAACTATGCTAGTTCCGCTTAATGCTTGTGTCCAAACAAATACATTGCCTGGTCCTGCTTTGGGTCCTGGTAATGTAATTGTCTTGGTTGCGCCTGCTTGTACAACTGTGTTGGCCAATACACCACTAATGGGTCCACCATTGGTGATTGTAAGTCCTACCGAAGTAGTATTGCCAACAACATCAATCTGAAATGAACTAACTCCACCAAATGCTACTTTTGTATTAGCACCAGTAGTGGTAGTAGGGATAGTGGTAAAATTTGATTGTGGAACAAATGTGCTCATTATTTAGATCCTACATTGATTGCATCTGGATTAGCAGGATATTCACGACGGGCACCGCCCACAACTGTATTACGGCCCTGTGCAGCAGTTGCAATAGTTTTCTTTTGTGGGTCACGAGTAACACTGGGTCCAACCCGTTCATCACGGTCCACCCAACTGTCACTGGCATTGCCTACACGGTTCTTTTGATTGAGTCCGTGATTGATTAATTGATCAGGATTAGTAACGCCTGCGTGTTGATTTCCTGCAAAGCGATTTGATTCACGGTTAACACCGTTGCCCATTTGACCATTAAAAGCAAAGTCTGCACCATCGCCGCTTTGATCACCTTGCGGCTTAGCAGTATGTGCTCCAGGTCCCTTTTTCATGTCATTGTTACTTTTGCGGCTTAGTGTAGAGTTTTTCATAGTTTATTTTCCTTTGGCCCGTTTAACGGCGTTATGATGTTCTTCGTGTAGTTTGCGTTCACCATGATTGTGGGCATTGTGATGCAATCTTGTACGCATTGCAGTATGTCCTGCATGTGTGCGTTTTTCAACTCCTGTGAAGTGTTCTGCTGGTGGCCGACCTTCTGGAGCAATTTTTGTTTCGCCTGCTGCTCGTGCTGCAAGTACTCCACCAGTGGCAGTATCTGCTGGCACTGTGTGTATTTCGTCATTGCGTCCTGGCGACATATCGACTGGTCCTGCAGAGTTGGCTTCGCGTTGTTGTTCGCCACCAAGTTTCATTACCATTTGTGTAGGGTTTAGATTGTAAACGCCTTTGCTGATTTTGGCTTTCATTCGCTGATTCCTTGTTTTAATCTTTTTGTATCTGAGAAGCGGCTGGTGTTGTCTTCTTGATTGTCTAGTTGATGTTCAGTGCGAGTCATCTTGGTCGCACTAGGTCTTGTGTAAGTGGGACTCACCGTCTGACTGTGGTATGCTTGACTACGGGCCTGTACATAACCCGAATGCGGATCTGTACCTCCACGACCACCTGGAGCACCTTGTGTGCTGGAATTTGATGGCTTCTTGACACGAGTGCTTTCGCCTTGTGATTCTGCACTGTGATGGCGCATTACTTCTTTTCCTTTCGCATTGTGGCACTAATTTTCTTGCCAGTCTTTCGGGCTTTACCAGCCACTGAATAAGCTATAGCAACGGCTTGTCGAACAGGCTTACCAGCTTGGACTTCTGTGCGAACATTTTCGCTAAAAGCCTGTTTTGATTTTGATTTTTTTAGTGGCACGATTCGAGACCTTTTTTATATACTTTTATTTATGTCTATAAACACGGCCCTGATCCCAGATTGATGGTTCAGCATTGGGCTTGGGTGCGACAGGAAATTTTTCTACAGGGGGTGTCACGGTGGACTCGTCGAAATCCGTTTTTTGAAACGCCTCTAGTGCATTTGTTAAATCACTTTCACTGTGCACAAAGGGGGTGTCACCGATATTCATGATGGAGAAATCATCCCAGGGTTCGTGATCCTGTCCATCTACAAGTTGTTCTTCAAGGCGCCGTGTTTGTAATCGTTCTAGGTCCTGAGCAGTATATAGACTGGGATAGGGTTCTGGATTCTCCGGGGATTGAAGGGACTGTACCGAGCCGGCGGCCTGGAGTTCTGGAACCTGTCCTGAAACTGGAGCTGATCCAGTCCGGGGTCCAGGACTCTGAGTCCACAATCGTTTACGAGGAAGAAAGTTAGGTCTCATAGGCCTGGGAATCTGCGCCCTTGTCGGCGCTCTTGACTAATACTCTGATCAGGATTTAGTTGGTCAGTGATCCTTGCTGAACTTTGTCTACCACCCGTATGTGCAGCATGAATTTGTTCATGGTAGCGTCGTGTTCTCTGAGCCTGAGCTGAACTGTGTGGCACTATTGATCCCTGTTGACTCGCAATCCAGGGTTGAAGAGTTTTAGGCTCTGGCTCTTTAAAATTGGCCTGAATCTTTTGACCACGAGCATGACGATTCAATGCTGCCTCGGCAGTTAATGTTTTAGTCTGACTTAAAGGTTTAATCATGAACTTTTCTTTCTGGCGGTTATAGGTGTCACAGTCTCGGAATGCACTGTGTTTAAAGTTCGTAATGCATCCGAGAATGCTTCACGCTTGGATTCAACAGCTGACTCGGTGTTGGTGACTTCAACTTCTTGTTTGTCAGCTACCAACTTGCCCAACAGTATCTTATCATAGTCACGGACTCCAGCATGGTCTCCACGGAGAATAGCCTCATGATAGTTGGTGGCTATGCGTTGACTAAAGGTCATGTTGGTATGCAGTTCAATGTCTTTTAACAAGTCTTCTAGTTTAAGTTTATTACTTCCGCCAGGCTTTCTACCGGCACCGGGCCTTGCGCCACCGCGTGAACTTATCCGGACTCGACCAGTCCGGGGATTAATGTTACTATTGTTCAGATTCGTCATATAATTTATTTAGCGTCGGAAAATTATGAAAAATATTCCGTTGCGCTTAGGTGGCGAGTAGATTTCACAGGTCACCAAGTTTCACCAAGATTTATCACCGTTCATCAAGATTCGTCCCGGTTCACCGGTGTTTTACCCTGTCAAGAGTTCTCGGACTCAGAGTCTGTGTTCAAACTCATCAAACCCATCTTGCTCAGACATCGGTCCAAGTGGACTTGGGATCCGGAAATTTATCTATATTCATGACAAGTCAAATTCAATAATCGCCATTCTAATCCACCGGGAACTGCATAACTCCAAGGTTGTTGTTCACGATGCGATTCTAAAACCAATTCAGTGTCTTCAAATTTTAATTCATATACAGTTCTATAACTCAGACTTGCACAATGAAATTCGGTTCTAGAGATCGTTACGAGATTTCTATTTTGAATTTGTCTATGCCAAACCACTAACACCCGACCTTGATTGTCATGGTGTGTTATTGAGGTGCCGTCAAAGTCATAGTCTTGATTCTTGACATCGCTGGCATAATTAATCCAGTTTTCAGCCGGTGCTACTTGGGACAGGATCAGCAGTCCTGCTATCATGAGTTTCTTCAGCATTGAGATTTCTTGTGCTTTGTACACGAACCTGTCCCCGGGGCCACTGCCAAGTCTCGGCTTCTATTTGGGCTATTCTTTCGGCTTCTTGTGCCGAATCAGCAATCGCTGTTACAGTGATCTCTTGAGTTCGCATTAAACAGACTCGGTATCGGGGCATGATTTTAGTACTGGGGTTGAACTTGTATTATAACTGAATTATTCGCTATAAACAATTCTATGCCGGGATTTTTGAGCATATTCCCCGAGCATTCTTTCAGCTTCATTTTTTCTAGGTCTACCTCGTCGTTGTGCTCGGTGATTGGGTTTTACTGGATCTGCAGTCAGTGTTCCCGGGCATTGATGTCCTTGTGTGACTGCTTGATAATTCAAATCTCTGCCACATCCTGGACAACTCAATCTATGTCCTCGTGGTTGTTGTCCCTGGGGCCAAGTCAAATTCCAACGATAATATTCGTTGACCAAATCCCAGCCCGGGTAATTTAATCTATATAATTGAACTCGCATCCAGTATTTAACCGTCGGGCTTCGGGGATTAAAGTGATTGCCCAGCTTGAATTCGCAAAGAGTCTATTCCATCGGCCCAGCATGCCATTGGGTAAATCACGCTCTAATTGCAATTGTTCCAAGAGATCATTCATGACTTCAAAGGCGGTGTAATTTGGTTGTTTTTGGCTCTTTGGAAAGCCCGTTAACGGTGTTTCCAGGTCCTGTAGGCAGTGATTTTCGTCGGCTGCTAGTATGACTGCTTCCAGCGTGGTTCGCACATGATCACGAAGGCGTTGGTATTCGGTTTGAGTTTGTTTGTAATACTCGGTACTGAACCGTTGTCCCAGTCTGGGCTCCATCTTTTTTATCGTTCGGTAATAAAATGTTGCCATTGATTACTCCTGTTATACATATAATATTTATGTATTTGGAGTAAAAAGTGGTGTTTTGGGCTATTTTAGCAGGCCCATTTGCCTTGCTGCTTCACTGTCGCTTTTGCTTAACCACGCTACCCATTTGTCACAATTCAAACAATGGTAATAGCCCTGTCCCCGCATCTTTTGTGAGGGTCTTATCTCAACATTGTGATACTTGTGAAACTCCAATGGAATGCTTTTTGGTGCACGATGTTGTCTCATAACTGTATCACTCGCATGCCCACGGGTTTAAAACTTTTAATGGGTTGGCTTGCTGCCATGTAAAACTTGCTTTCACTGGCTAAATTAAATACACCTTCAACTTCTGCATTTTCCACCCAAAATTTATAGTGCATGTTTTCGCCATGTGTCCATAACACCATTGCAGTAAAGGGCACCAATTTCATCTTGCTTTCTTTGTCCTTGTAATTTAATCTGTATGTGGCTTTACCAATCCATTTGTGGCAGGTTAAATCATTAAACCATTCCCATGCTGATCCATAGGCTAGATCAGTTTCCCAACCCGCAGGAATGTTAGCATAAAACTCACTACGCTTGTTGGTCACACGCCATTTAAACTTTTGAAATTGTGGATTGTTGTTAAAACTAATATCCATATTGGCCGCAAGTCTCAAATAGGTATTGCCGTCATTGTCTGCCATTTTGGCATTTAACAAACTTAGTCTTGCATAGCTGATCATATCCAAATCAATCAAAGGTCTGGATTTGACTATTTCTCTTCTCAAACCCTTGCAGGTTTCTTCCAGGTCTTCCTCTTTCGCAGCAAGCGAAAGCAGTGGTAGCACTGAAGGTGCGTCCTCGGACGAAGTCAGGCCGTAAGGCAAGGGCCCCTGGCCATTCTTACTTCTTACTTCTTTCTTATTAAATATTACTTTTGCACAACTATTCATAAAATATCCTTTCAAATATATATTTAGCATTATTGCATAAAAACCGGTGTTTTGCAAATGTTAAATACTCGCGAATTAACCGATTAATGGTGTACTAGCTCGATGCAGTGGAAACAGTTTTCACCATTTCCTCCACAATGCCGAAAGCAGGTTAATTCAGCTTGCTGGTAATAGTTTCACCATTGAGACCAATTATTTGTGGTTCTGGTTCTGGTTCCTGTACCAACTGTTCTTTTAGTGCTAGAGCTTGTGCAGCCATTTGTCGGTATTCTTCAGTGAATTCGCCATCCACTAACCAATCATTTAAAGTAAGACTGACCAAACTATAGATTTCTTGTTCGGTCATGTCGGCGCCCAACAACTCTCTAACAGTATATTCAAATTTGTGTACTAGGTTTTTGTAAATCATTGTGTTTCCTTTATTTTAACCATTGATATCTATTACGACATTCCCAACGCATTTTACTGGCATTCATTCGTGAACAATTGTATCGTGCAGCTATGTCACGGCTGTCAGCATTTCTAATCCAAGTGATTTCTTGATCAGTGTATTTGTATTTTCTGTTGGCTTGTTTTCGTGGAATTTTATTTGATCGTGCAAGACTGTGTCTATGATGTACATGTCCTTTTTGAACCATTATCTTGTCTTTGGTATAATAATCGCCAATGATCAAGTGCGTGGGATTTACGCAACGATTATTGTTGCAGGTATGAATAACAAATTCATCATGCGTTAGTTCTTTTCGTAACTTTAACATCATAGCAATTCTATGTCCCACAGTCATAACTCGTTTGTTATCACTGATTCTAACAATACTGTACATAGAATATCCCTGTCTATGACGACCGATTTCAGGGCGAGATACTATACATCCTGTGGCCAGCTCTTCTAAACTGTCCAAAAATTTATTTTCATTAATTAAAAAATTACCAATTTGTATGTATTGGCTTAGATCTCTAAATCTACCGCTGGGCATAACTTTTCCTTTCAATATAATAATATTTAGCTAAATAAAACACAGTGGAAAGGAAAAGTTATGAATAAGTTTAGTCATACCGAAAAGGATGCTTGGCTCTGGAGTCGAGCAACACACAATGACATCGAACCGATAATGGATTTGATGCAGACCAATTACAGCCAAGAAATATTGGGAGTGTTTACTCCTAATCGTACACGCATGAGTTATAATTTAAATCATGCTATCACAGACATGGCTTATAACACCAATCGAGATTTAATTACCGTGGCCAAGCAAAACTCAAGACTGATTGCGTGGGCTTGGTTGGATCGTGGAAACTATTTGGCCTATAGCGAAGAAGAAATAGCTGGAGGTGAGTTTATACATTTGGATTTGACATTGAGCATACGCAATAGAATAAAATTAGTTGCACAGGTATTAGAACAATGGGAAGCATATTGCAAGATACATCAAATACCAGTATTAAGCAATAGTAGCATAAGAGCCGAACAAACTGCATTTATGCGCTTACATACTCAAATGGGATTTACTGTCAATGGCAGTATTGCATACAAACGCATTACATGGGACGACAATGAGTCAACATCCAACATCTAATAATGGGCGAACATTTAGTGTTGGACAACCTATGGTAACTAATCCAGCACAGGGTATGAGCCTGCAACAACTTGCCGCACACGCCAGTCAACTTTATAATCAACAATATAATCAACACTATTATCAATATCCTGTGCAGTATGGACAATTATCACAACAGGTACAACAACAGACCTTGCCTCCAAATGACTGGGTGTTTAATGGTGAACCCTGTAGTATAATTGAATTTGCAGAACGGTGTTTTGGCGATACACCTGAAAGAACCGCTTTTTTATTGAAATATACTAAAATAGGAGAAATAGAATGAAAGCAATAGGAAAATACATTACAGTTAAAATGCAAGAAAGTGAAAGTTCCAGTGACAGTGGCATTGTATTTAGAGATACAAGTTTGGTTACATTGGGTCGAATACTCAGTGTTGGTTCCGAAGTTGAAACACTCAAAGTTGATGATTTGATTGTGTTAAATTGGGGCAATGCAATGCCGATTAAAATTTCCAATACTGAAAATTTTCATATCGTACATGCAGATCATGTATACGCGGTAAAATGAATTTATTGAGTATAAGGAATGAAGCTTTACGGCAACAAGCCCAATATGAAAATGAACAAGCAATTAAAAAATTGCTTGATTGGTTAAACCAAGGAAACAATATGGGGAAAATTATTATGCATGATCGAGATTTAGAACGAACACAAGATTTAACTATAGGACAACATAAACGCATTGAAATTGTCTATGATGAAATTGCACCTGACAAAATAGAATTATATTATTTAGATACAATGGGAACAAGGCTGGAAGGAGGTACCTTTGATTTAAATAGTTTTATGGATGCAGTAGAAAAGTTTTACAACGAAAATTTTTAAAACATTTCAAATGGACTTTTTGCAACTACCCCAGCAATGGGGTTTTCCACAGTGGCTTCTAATTGCCATTTGTACTTGGCTAATTGGCCTATCGCATCCGCACTCATATTGGATATATCAATATAACCAACTTTATCGGCTTCTATTGCTAATTTGTGATATTGGTCTATTAGTTCTAAAACATCATTTAACACTTGCTCTAATAACATTGTGCTTGAGCCTTCTGTGGGTTGATCTTTTATTGGACTTAATTCACAGGTAACACTTAAAGCATTGGGCATCATGGCTCCACAAGTGCGTAACTTTTCAGCAAGGGGGTCTATTTGTTCTTGCATGAAAATATAGATCTTCTTAAGTAGTTTGTGATCTTGATAAAAGTTACGACCTTTTGTGTTAACATGTGCAACATGAGTACGGTAATAAGCAACAAAATTTGCTGCAAATGTAGCTTCTAATTCATTTACTAATTCAGTTAAATCCATTTATTATTGTCCTTGTACAGCTTGTTTAGCTTGTTGATATTTGTTCCATTCGGCGGCATGTTTGTTTAAAAGCATTTGCGCTTCTAAACGATGTTTGTCAGCAAGTAATCGATCTTCGTTAGTATTCAATCCACCACTGTGTAAAGCCAATTGTGCCGCTATAGCCGGAGTACTACCGGCTATTCTTGCTGCACCACCAACTACACGACCCAATGGACTTTCGGCTATGCCTTGTAATGTTGGCGCAAATTGTCGACTAATGTTTGCATATTTTTGTGCAATGTTTTCTAAGAAACCACTACCTTGCTGTGCAGCAGGACCGCCAACTGGTGGCGTAGCTGGAGCAGCTGGTGGAGCAGTATAAGGTTGTTTTAATGCTTGATCCCATGCAGGATTAGCACCATTAGTAAATGTTGTTGCTGGCGCAGCAGGTGTTGCTGGCGCAACTGGCGCAGATGGCGCAGCAGGAGCACCTGGTCTTAATAATTTTGCTGCTCCATATAAACCTGCTCCCAATTCTCCTGCATGTCCCAATGGACTGCTGGCTATTGCATTGCCCACATCCCATGCAGTTTTTAATCCAGCCAATGCTTCGTTGGATCTAGATACTTGAGGATAAGTCTGTTCAATTGGAGGCGGAGCATCAGGATGTGGACCTTGATTTGTATCCATAATTTTTCTATCAGGAAACATTTCTGCCGCTTTGGCATTAACTTGATCTTGCGTTACTTCATCAGGAACATCATCAAAGGTATGGCTAGTGCCATCATCAAAAGTTACATTCATTGATTTCATTGCGACCACTGGCTCCTTGTATTATTATTTGTTTTTTTGGTTGCTTCCAAAACTTCACGAGCTCTTGGCACAAGTTTATTGTCAAATTCTCTTGCAGGTAATCCATTAGCTACCCAATTGTTCTTTAAACCTTCAGCTTGTGTTGCCATTAAACCTTGGTATTGTTTAATAATTGCAGCAAATTGTTGTGGAGTTTGTGCAGTACCCAATTGTCGTTTTAGATCTTCACGCTCGCCAACACCACCTAAGCCACCAGCAACTGCTTTTTGTACTTCGGTTGTAACTAGTCCACGCAAGGCTTCAACATTGCTTGGAGGAACTGCGCCAATATTTTTAGCATACTCGTTACGAATTGTATTCCATATTGGACTTTGCGTATTATTAAGATCTCGTGCAGCAGCTTCAAATTGATCCATATGTGGTATTGCACGATTAACTGCTTGTATTTGTGCTCCTGCACTACCTGAACTTAATTTAGCATAATCATTTCGTACAACTTGTGCAGTTTTATACTTTTGATCATTGTATTCAGGATTGATTTTACGCACATCATTCATTAACGCAGCAGCACCTGCACTGTTACGACCAGTTGCGCTTGGTGGTGCTGATTCATATCTTGCTATAGCCGCAGCAGTTGGATTGCGTTCTGCAATAGCATTTGCTTCGGGCGTTGCCCAATCACCAGCTACTTGTGGTGCAGGTGTTGGTGGTGTTTGTATTTGTGGAGCAGCTGGAGCAGGCGCAGCACCTGGTTGAGGTACTGTTTGTGGCGTTGCAATTTGTCCAGTCTGAGGAGCTACTGGTGTAGGAGCCGATGCTGGTGGTGTATAAGTTGGGCCATACCCACTCATGATTCTATTTTTTTCTGCTTGTATTGCTTCTTCAGTATGAATAGGTGTTGATCCAGTTCTTGCAGCATCACTATTGTCTTGACGCATACGCTTTTCAACTTGTGCTGCCATATTAAACTGTGCACGCTCTTGTGGACTTACTGGAGTTGTTCTATAACCTTCAGGAGCAAACTTGCTGGTCTCACCAGTATGTGCATTTGTAAACAATAGTCCTTGACCATTTGGTAATACTGTTCTAGTATATGGTGTACCATTTTTATCGTACCCAACTGTGCCTTCAGTAACAGCGCCCTTACCAGTAGCACCAGTAGCAAAGCGTGCCATTTCATTTTGATCTAATTGTTTACCAGTACTATCAAATCCAATTTTAGGCATACCATTTGCATTATATTGCACTAATGCTCTATTGCCTCGTTCATCTAATGCTGTGGCCCATTTGTCTCCGGCACCTAATTTTTGTTGTTCGTTAACAGCCAAATCATTTAAGCCAAATCTACGATACAAATAAGCCTTGATATAACTACCTTGATCACCATTTTGTTGACTCATATATTTTGCAAGATCAGTACCATCTCCGGCACCGGTTTTGGCAATTGCAGCTTCGCCAACTTGTCGTGCTTGTTCAGTTTTGTTTGCATTATCTAAATCATTGGCACTTTGTGCTGCTGCTGCTTTACGCACCATTGCCGGAGCCGAATCATTAAAAGCATAATTGGCTTTGACATCCCAACGATTTTGATTAGCTACAAAATGATCTGCATGTAATGCATTATGCATATCATCGCTTGCAGCTTGATCGGGTTTTGTTTGTAATGCAACTTGACTAATTTGTGCATGGTTCATTCCTTGAAGTTTATTCAAGTAGGCTTTTGTTTCTGCGGGCAAATAATCTCTATAATCTCCGCCTTTTTCTTGTGCTTGTTTAACAGCAGAATCTACACGACCAGGACCTGCATTATAAGCAGCCGCAGCCTTATAGGGATCTCCATTAAATTTGTTATACATTGCGTTATAGAACTCACGACCAACACGATTATACTCTTCTGGAGTTTGTGCGGCAGCAGGCTTAATGCCATAACCTGGATTGGCAGCAGTTCCTGGCATAACTTGTGCTGCAAACATTGCACCTGCAGGACTTGTCAAAGGTTGTCCTTGTGCATTATAATTTTGACCTCTACTTTCTATTTGCAACATGTTACCATAAACATTTCCACCTTGTGGAGTTGTTGGTTGCATTTGATTTGCAGGAGGTGTATACGCTGCAGGTTGCTGACCCATTACTTGTTGCCCTACTTGTGGGCTTACAGGAGCGTTAGGAATAGGTTGAGCTAAAATTCCGGCCATATTTATTGGCGCGGACATTGCTTGTGGTGCTGGACCTGGCTGCACTTGTGGTGCTGGACCTGGCTGCACTTGTGGTGCTGGACCTGGCTGCACTTGTGGTGCCATGGATTGGGGAACTGCAGGTTGTAATCCCTGTGGTTGTGAAACCGGTTGCATTTGTGGTGCACTGGTTATAGGCATTTGCATTTGTGGTGCTGGTGCAGTTCCTGTAGGACTAGTTAAACTATAAGGATTTTGTGCAGGCATAGAAGTTTGCGCTTGTCCGGGATTAAATTGATAACTGTTAATTCCCGAACTCACAGTTGGAGCTGCTGATGCTTGTCCACCAACTTGCAAATTGCCTACATAATTGCTTAATGCTTGACCTGGATCACTAGCACCTTGCATAATATCATTAATTGTTAAACTCATTTGTAATCCTTATAAACTAATACCGGCTTGACCAGCATTAGTACTTGTTGTAGTAGTTTGTGTGCCACTAAAGTTAGGATTATAACTTGTGCTGGGTGTTCCAAACAATACACTTGCATATTGATTGTATAATGCCTGTGGTGCCATACTTGCAGTCAATTGTTGTCCTGCGGCTGTTTGTGCCCCTGTTAATCCCTGTTGTCCCAAACTTGCTAGACTTGCGCCAGCACTTTGTTGTTGACTAGCAATATTTTGTAAAACTTGTGCAGCAGCTTGTTGTTGAGCTGCTTGTGTTGCACCGGCAGTTTGTTGAGCTGCTAATGCTTGTCTTACACTACCAAGTTGTCCAGCAGCACCAAATTGTGCTCCTTGTTGTGCAATATTTTGTGCGTATTGTGCTTCAGCTGGTTGCAAAGCCGCTTGCATTTCAGCTTGTTGATATGCTGGACTTGCTAAATTTTGTAGTGCATTTACGCCTGAAGTCAATGCTGATTCGCCAGTGCCGCCCAAGACATTTTGGGCTTGATTTGCAGTTCCAGCTAGATTCTGTGCAGCATTTGTTACGCCGCCAGCTTCTTGATTGTATAAATTAGTTGCCCCAGATACTGCTGTTGCGTAAGCAGGTGCAATTTGACTTGTATATAAGCCAGTTTGCGCCGCAATCATTGCATTTTGTTCTGGACTCAGCGTTGGGATTGTGGTGCTTGTTCCACCTGATTTACTTGCACTCATTCATTATCTCCGATTTTATTCATATTATGTATTTACTATTATTTAAGTGGCGGTTGTACCTGCAGAAGCCAAACCAGCAGCAGTTGCTTGAGCTTGTAATTGTGCGGCTAAATCTGTGGGACTAATTGCTGTAAATGTGCCAGCCGGAACTAGTCCTGCGCTGGGAGTTCCTGACAATTGTGTTGCAGGAGCTATATAATTTAGATTTTGTCCTAAACGAACCCCGCCACCAACGCCAGTTGCTGCCTGAGCAGGTGTAGTTGGTCCGTAAGCATTTGCTACTCCTGGAACTACAGGAGCCACAGTATTCATTTGTACTGGATTATTATAAACATCGCGTTGTAATGTTCCAATTGTGGGATTATATTGTAATCCAACTGCGGCCATATTTTGAGCAGTTGGATAACCCAAAGCCTGTGGTGATATCAATTGTCCCAATTGACTAGCTTGACCATATCCTGTTGTAGGAGCATTCGGAGCATTTGTTCCTTGTTGTCCCCAATAATATTGATCCATACCAGGAACTCCAGTGGGATTATATTGAGGACTAGGTTCGATAAATCCAGGATTAACACCAGGATTAGTTAATGCTTCGCCGGTAAATGTTGGTATTGGTAAGAATCCTTGCCTTGGCGTTGTTGGTGTTGTTGAACTAGGAGTAGTTGCTGCGGCAGCGGTGGTCGCCCCAACTGCTGCGGCAGTACCAGAATCTACATTAACTCCGGTTGTTCCATTATCTGTACTATCTGTGGTATTAACAGTATCTCCGGTATTATTATCGGTAGTTACGGTACTGCCATCATCATAAGTTTGTGTGCTAGTACCATTGCCATTATCTATTATACCTGCAGGTGCAGTAGCGGTAGTTGTGGGAATTTCGTTTGTGGGAACAGTAGCAGTAGTTGTAGGAGTTGTGGGCGCTGTTATACCGGTGGTATCGCCGGTATTGGCATTTTGAGATACCGTACTACCATCTGCATAAGTTGTTGTGGTAGTTCCATCACCATTATCTTCAGTGGCCACAGGTTGAACAGTTGCACTATTGGGAGTTACTGCGCCGGTTGTGGGATTGACAGTTCCCAATCCAATAACTGCACCACTGCTATCAGTAACTGATGTAGGAGTGCCACTACTATTTGTAGTCATTGTACTACCATCGTCCCAGGTATAAGTTGTAGTTCCATTGGCATTGTTTACAGAACTATTATATCCACTGACTGCAGTTCCAACAGCGGCTCCTACAACTGCTTGTTCGGCCAATGATGTAGCAGTTATTGGTTTTCCAGTTGCAATATCTACAATTGCATTTGCCCCAGCAGCAGTTGTTGCTCCATTAATTGCAGCCTGTACTGCACTACCTGTTGAGTCAGGCAAATAGCTTCCAATTTCGCTGGCAATACCACCAGTAGCAGCACCGGTTAAAAGACCACTTGCAGTTATAGGTTTACCGGTAACTGCATCAATTGCAGCACTAGTTGCTGCACCTGTTAATGCTCCATTGGCAATTGGACTTGTTATACCTAAATTAGTTAGTCCATTGGCAATTGGATTAATACTTGAACCTGAAAATATAGAAGTACCAGTTGTGTCCGTAGTAGGTGCAACTGGTGTTGTATCTGCTGCATTAGTTGCAGCTTGAGGAAGTCCCGAAGCGTTACTTGCAACTTGTGCACCTTCGCCTGGTACTGGCGCTGCATTGGTTGCCGCTGCATTTACTGTACCATCAGCATTATAAACAGTACCTGTTGTAGCATCATAACTGCCCACAGTGCCATCAGGTAATGTTACTGAAACGGTATTAGCCGGAGTTACTGGTGTTGTATTTAATGCAGAAACTTGGTCGGTATTCAATGCAGAAACTGTACTAGGAGTTCCTGATGCCGTTGTGGGTGCCACACTACCGTCTGCGGCAGTTGTTGATACCGTACCATCGGCAGCAGTAGTTGTAGTTGCACCGTCAGCGGCAGTTGTTGTTATAGCACCATCTGTGCCCACTGTAGGAGCTGAACTTAATCCAACACTTTCTGGAGGAATGGTTCCATCAGTTAAACCATTGGCAATATTGGTACTGACTGTTGTAGGATCTACTCCGGCGGCCGTTAATTGATCAGCAGTTAAAGTTCCATCGCTTGCAGAACTCAACAATGTTGGATCAGTAATACCAACTGCCAATAATGCCGCTGCACCAACTGTGGCCCATCCACCAGGAATATTATGATCCACAAAACTGCCAATACTGCTTAATCCACTGCTAATAGTATTTTCAAGTCCACTAAAAGTATTACTAGGATTTTCAGCAGCGGCCTGTGCTTGAGATGCGGCTGCATCCGCAGCTTGTTGTTGACCCAATGCAGTAATTGTATTTTGTTGTAATTCAGGATTTGCTGCTACATAAGCAGCTTGTTGTTGTTGCTGATATGTAGCAACAGCTTGGCTTCCTAGTACTCCAATGTCTTGACCTGAACTAACTGCTTGTTGTGCTACTTGTTGTAACAGTCCTGTTGATTGTAACGCATTATAAGTATTGGGTTGATTTTGTTGCAATTCTTGAATTGCAGCAGCTACTGGATCCGTTGGAGTTGGTGCTACTGGTGTAGTTGTATTTTTTGCTTGAATTTGTGCTTGTTGGGCCGCTTCAGCTTGTTGAGCAGCAGTGGCAGCAGTTTGTTGTGCTTGTGCCTGTGCTTGATTTTGTGCAGTTATTTGTGCTGCTTGTTGAGCAGCTGCTTGTTGAGCCGCAGTAGCTGCCGCAGCTTGTTGAGCCGCAGTAGTTTGATTTTGTGCAGTTACTTGTTGCGCTTGTTGTTGAGCAGTTGTTTGCGCTTGTTGAGCAGCTGCTTGTTGAGCAGCTTGAGTTGCTGCATTTTGTTGAGCTACTTGTGCGGCCTGAGCAGCCGCTTGTGCTTGTGCGGCCTGAGCAGCTGCCTGTTGAGCAGCCGCAGCTTGTTGTGCCTGTGCCTGTGCCTGTGCCTGCGCTTGGGCTTGTGCTGCTTCTTGTTGTTGCGCCAATGCCTGCGCTTGTTGTTGCTGATATGTAGCAATAGTTTGATTTGCTACAACACCAATATCAGTATTGGTACTTACTGCTTGGGCAGCCGCTTGTTGCAGTAATCCAGCCGATTGCAATTGATTATATAACGCAGGTTGTGCTGATTGCAATTGTTGCAAAGCAGTAGCTTGTTGTTGTGCAGGTGTTTGGGTTGATGTTGTGCTAGCACTTGTTGATGTAGGTGCTACTGGAGTTGCTGGTCCTGTTGCTTGTTCAACTTGCTGCGCTGCTTGAGCCGATTGATATTCGGTAGTGCCAGGGGTAGTGGTTAAAAATTTTCCTGCAATATTTTGAACTTGTGCAACAGTTGTTGGAGCCGATGCTCCAGCTTGTGTAATTTGTTGTTGTAATTGAGCCTGTTGTGTAGAATTTAAATTATTAATTTCAGTTTGTTGCGCAGCCGGCAAATTGCCTAAACCTAAACTTTGTGCAAATGTTTGTGTTGGAGCAACCGGTGTCGGAGCAACTGGTTGTTGTGCAATACTGGCATTTGTTGGCGCAGGGTTGGTTGCACTATATGCCGCTTGTGCTTGTGCCGGAGTCCATCCTGCAATACTTAAACTAAATGCCGTTGGAGTCATACCAGCTTTAATTTGATTCAAAATCATTTGCTGATATTGTAATTGTTGTGCAGTTTGTGTTGCCATATTATTATTTATCGTTTAAATTCAGTTACGGTCAAGCTAGTCTGTGATGAATAGATTGTAGTATTGCCAGTCAAACTACCAACAACCACATAGTATACTTGCGGATTGCCGGCAACATAATTGCTATCAGTATAACTACCGGATACAATTTGACCATTGGCAATTTGTTGTTGTGCTGGTGGTTCATCTTGAGTTGCAATATTAGCCCAACTACCATAATATTGTAATCTAGTTAAATTACTGGCCAAACTTGATCCACCAACATACAAATTGCTAAAAGTTACTCCGCTATTTGTACTTTGAATCATTATTTCTTGGCCGCAGGCAACCATTTGACTACTATTTTGAATACCTACACAAATGCTATATAAATCTCGTCCAGGATATGGACTACTTATTTGTGACCAATTTACTGTATCAGTGCTGGTTAATATTATACCGTTGGCTCCAACTACCGTCCATCTTCCGCCACTATAAGCAACACCATATAAAGGATTAGTAGTTCCACTGTTTTGTACAGTCCATCCACTGGCACTAGCACCAGCAGTTACAATAGTACCATAATCGCCTACTGCTACCCATTTAGATATTCCGCCTTGCCAATTACTACAAACAGCATTTAAATTAAATGAAGTATTTGATCCTTGTTGAACCCATCCAGTTTGACTGGAAAATTGATATTCATTATCCCCATCTGCTAGATAGCTTCTTGAAGTAGTAAGTATTGTTCCACCAGTACCTACTGCTACAGTTAATACACTGGTACTGCTTGTTGTTGAAGTACCAATTGCAACATCATATAAATCGGCCAAAACTCCACTGGTTTCGGAAACATAACTTGATGTTGTATATGAATTAGTTCCTGGCCCATTACCACTATAATGAACACGCATTATTTGTCCGCCAGCACCAACTACCACCGAATTAAATCCATAAGTTGGCGGAGAAGATGATACTGATTGGGCAATTGGTACTGCTGCATATGAGAAAAATGGTATGCTACTATCAAGGTTGGGCAAAACAGAAGTTGCACCAAAATAAGTGCCACTTGCGCCGTCTCGAGCGGCAAAGGCCGAAATTTGAGAATATAATGAAGAAGTAGTTCCACTTGACAATGATTGAACATTGCCAGTTTGATTAGGAGTACCACCACTATACCAAGTACCGGGATTAGCAGGATTGATAATGGGATAATTATAGACTAACAAACTACCATTAAGTCCGGTGGCCGTATACATGTCGGTAACACCAGTAACTCCTGATCCAGGCAAGTTTAATTGAAGAGCACAAGTTATTCTTTGTAGATTATTTTGATAAAAATAACTTTGACCATTTTTCCATAATTCAACTAAATTATATGAACTGTATTGCAATGTATTAATAAATGTATTCCAATTAACAGTAATTTGACTACCAACAACACTGCCATTTGTAGTAGGAATAATTGTTGCACCTGCACTACCAAATCCTCGAGTATTAGTAGGCCATAAATAACCTGGTTGACCATAAACACTGGTATTACCATTAACAAAAGTAACTGGATTTACATTTTGTTCACCTACAGTATTAACCACTGTAGTAGCCGATTGTGTTTGTAGTGCAGTGGTGGTTACTACATTGGCATTGATATTTCCTGAAGTAACAATTCCATTAATAGTAACATTACCACCAATTACAGCATTATTGCCCACAGTTAAATTATTACCAATAGATACATTGCCGCCAAAACGAACATTGCCACTAGAAGAGTCTAACCAATATCCTGGCGATTGATAATTACCAAATATTGCATTATTACTTTGGATACTATTGGCAACAATAATTGTACCTACAGCCAATAAATTTGCTGTAATTGTACCTAGTTGAATATTATGTCCAGTAATAGTATTGCCAGCAACTTGTACATTGGTAATTGCTGCTGGAGCAATACTGTTTGTTATAACTGCGCTATTTGCCACAATTGCCAATAATATTGGCACATTATCAATTACTGGTTCATAATAAATTGATGGCGCTGCATTTGCAACCGAAAAATTAATTGTATTACCACCACCAGTAGTGTACCATAAAGTTCTGGTATTGCCAAATCCACCAGCAACTTGTGTCCATTGATAATTTACTGGATTGCTACTTTCTATTCCTGTGTTATTGTTATAAACACCATAATAATTTGCATATTGACAATTGCTGGTAAAACCTGATCCACCAGTTGCCGAGTTTGCATACTTAACATCCACATAGCCATACAAATAACTAATGGTTCCGGTTTGAGAAGCTCCATTACTATAAACACTAGTAATAGCTCCAGTGGTAGTATTGGCAACTAAAACATTGCCATTATAATTTACTACACTGGATGCTGCGTTGGCCTGTGTGGCCAACAGATAATTCAAACTTTGAATTATATTGACCTGTGGGCTTGAAACTGTTAAACCAAAATTTGTTGCCATTAACGAGTATCCTGTACTTTTGTAATTTGCCAATTTGCAGCGCTTAACTGCCATGTGTTGACATTACTATTACCACTAAATTGTACGCTGGTTATGCGATTTTCATTTTGTGGAATTTGTACCCAAGGATTATCGGTTTGTATCGGCACTGTTTGTGTTGCGCTATAAACTGCGGTATTGCCTACTGCATTTGCTCCGCCAACTGCAATATTAATATTACCAGTACCATATACTTCAGGATATACACGATGTACTTGAATACTTGCTGAATAATCTTGACCAAAACTGATATTGTCACGCTCAAACAAACTTTTAATAGCAACATTGCTACTTACATTACTGGTAAAACTTGTACCTATATCTTTTTGTATTAAACTGACATTTCCAGCATAGCTACTGTAAACAACAGTTCTGCTGGCCAAATTTGCTACATTGCCGGTCCAAATTGGAGACTCAACTGCGGCAGTGGCTTGATTAACTTGTCTTGGTGGATTCCAAATATCTAAATCATATCTATAACCCAACATTTGATTACAATGTCCGGTACTGTTTAAATCGGGATAATAAATTTCAACTTGATATTTTTCACTATTGTGAATCATAAAAATTTGATCGGTGTAATTGGGATTAATATTACTGTACAAATAATTTTTAACTCGTTGATCACCTATGGGAGTAAAATTACTGCCATTAAAACTCCAAATGTCCCTTGCATCAATACCATATGCAGTTTGGTCTACAATGGCCCAGCAATTTTCATTTATTAAACCACGACCTTGTGTAACTGTTGTAAATGCAAATACCGGAGCACTAGTACTAGTATAAGCAATTGGACTCATTAACACACAATCCCAATAACTGAATATATAGAAATTACCATTCAAAGTAAATCCATCTACAAGTGGTCCTCGAACATTTATTTCTAATTCGTTGGCCACATTGCTGATTGTAGGAGTCCAAGTTTCTGCTACTGAATTTAATCCAAAGTTTTGACTCCAACGCAATGTAGTTGGTAAATTTTGTACTGTGCCTGGAGTTGCAATAGTAACATTAGGAGCAATAACTCCTGATAAATTACCAGCAACTAATAAACTACCAACATTGGGGCTATTATATACTCTTAAAAAAGCAGTTGTTAAACTGCTGTAAAGTGGAATCGTATTGCCCTGTTGTGGTCCACTTGTGGGAATAGTTACATCATAATTCCAAACATAAGTTTGTCCTGTAACAGGATCAGGATGATCATATAATGCCAATGTGGGATATCCAGCAAGATAATACATTGGTGGATTAATTTGATCATTTAAAAATACAACTTCGCCATTCCAACTTGAAGTTATCACAGTGCTGGCACTATAAGTTCCACTACCAAATGTACCATAACTTGTTGGAGTAATATTACCAATGCCGGCATTATCAATCAAGTACCAACATCCTTGTTCAGTGGCTACTAAAAAATAAAAATCTGTGGTTTCTAAAAAACCGCCTGTGGTATAAATTACATTGCCTGTAATTTGATTCAAAATATATTCTTCACCCAATACACTTTTTACACTGCGTACATCACTTTCAACATTGTATCCAGCATTATATTCATTCGCGGTCAATGCCGAACTTGGCACATCGGGTGTGAATGTCATTTTGGTAAAAGGAGTTCTAACGGTCTGCATTGCCATAGATTATCCTTGTGTTGTGTTGCCAGTTGTTGTTGTGTTGCCGGTTGTTACGACATCGGGAGCAGTCCAAGTCCAAGTTGTGGTATTCAATGTCCATTCAGGACCGGGTCTTGGTGTATAAAATACATCATTTTTAACATCATAAACATAGCCAATTCCGGCATAATTACCACGCAATGGAGTGCCTCCCTGCAAATGAACATTTGCCCGTGTGTTATAACTGGTTTGTATCCAAGTGCCGGGACTAGTATCTACAAATGTTTTAAAGAATTCCGGTTCGGCAACTATAACATTAATTACAGTTCCATTTAATACTTTTGCATAATGACTCATCGTTTTTCCTTAAGCTGTATATGAACCTGATGTTGTGAAAGTCAGGATTGTATTGCCACCACTTGTGGTAATTGTTGGCGATCCAGTTGTTGTTCCTGAATAATTCGCAGTTGGCACTGAAAGTATTACCACTCCCGAACCACCTGCTCCACCAGTGTTTGTTCCACCAGTTCCTGCTCCACCACCACCACCTCCAGTGTTGGCAGTTCCTGCTGTTGCCGGGCCGCTTGCTGCACCTGAGCCACCACCTCCAGTTCCACCTGAACCTGGAGTATAACTGGCATAACATCCCGATCCTCCACCACCTGCGTAATAAACGCTAGAGCCTGTAATTGAATTGGCTACACCAACACCACCATTAGCACCATTAACTGGATAATTTGCACCACCATCGGTTCCTGTGGCCCCGGCTCCACCACCACCACCTGGAGCTCCATTATTGGATCCTCCGGTTCCACCTGCATTGCCTTGGCCGCTAGTTCCTGCAAATCCAGCATTGCCTGGGCCACCATTACCTGGTGCGCCACCGCCGCCTGAACCTCCACTAGATCCGCCTTCGTTATAATATCCATAACCTTCACCGCCACCGCCACCAATTGCAGTCAAACTTAATGCAGCGATAGTTGAATTGGAACCTTGTGTTCCGCCAGCACTGGGTCCGGGACTTCCAGGATTTGATCCACCTGCACCACCAGCACCAACTACTACCGAGTATGTTGTGCCAACAGTTAGTGTTGCAGTTCCAGATATTAAACCACCACCACCGCCACCTGCGGCATAAACGCCACCACCGCCACCTCCACCTGCGATTATCAAATAGTTAACATTATATCCAGGAGGAGTAGGAGTATAAATTTGACTAAAGAACTTCCATGTATTATCGTATGCGCTATACCATTCAGGATTTTTCAAATCAGTATTGAATCGTATTGCACCTGCAATGTTTGCAGTAGGTCTTGCTGTATTACCGCCTGTTGGTAAGTAAATTGCTCCAGTTGTTAGACTAGCATCAATAATGCCAGTATTGGCAAACATTGTGATGTTGCCATTAGTAGTAGCAATACTTACATTACTTGAACCATTGCTAATACTGGTGCTGCTTCCGCCTCCGCCACCAGTGCTATATGGAGTTCCATTGGCCCAAAATAAACCATTTGTAGTAATTAAGTTACCACTTGTTGTTGCGCCAGTTACTGATAAAGAACTTAATGAGCCAACGCTGGTAATATTTGGTTGTGCAGCGGTTTGTAATGTGCCAGTTAAGTTTGTTGCTGTAACACCAGTCGTATAAACTGTATTCCACCAATTGGTGCTAACACCTAAACTAACTGTGTTATTTGCAGCAGTTGTTGGAGCAATACTTAAATTGCTTTGCCATGTACTAGTTGAATTGTTGTATAAGAATGTTGCAATGGCAGTATTACCAACTTGTATACCAGCACCATTGACTGCAACTCCTGTGCTTTGATTATTGGCTAATATTAATAATTTGTCATTGGTAACGATTGTGTTACTGTTAATAATTGTGGTATTACCTTGAACTGTCAAGTTACCATATATAATTGCATCGCCTTCAATAGCAACATTGGTTGCTATAATATCTGAAGAATATAAATTGGTTACAACTGTTAAGTTACCAGCACTAATGTTTCCGCTATAAACAGGCAAATAACTTGCTACATTGGCATTGCTGTATGCAGTTGCAGTTGTTTGGAATGTGGCATTTGCATAAGTTTCAAAATTAGTTAGTGCTGTATTTGCCGCAGTTAATCCTGATGCAGTTGCATACTGAATATTGGCGTAAGTTTCAAAATTGCTTAATGCGGTTTGTGTTGCATAAGTTGCATTAGCATAAGTTTCGAAAGCACTTACATTGGCATTCGTTGACACAATTGCAGCATTGGCAGCAGTAATGTTTGCTCTTAAACTAGATATTTCTGTTTCTTGACTTGCTGCATTAGCAATGGTGCTATATGTTACATTGGCATAAGTTTCGAAACTGGTTAAATTGGCCGATAACAATGAAACATTATTGTTAATACCAATAATTGTGCTACTATTGTTTAGTGTTCCAGTATAAGTTGGCAAGTAAGCAGCCACATTACTATTACCATAGATTGTTCCACCTGAACTATATGGTTGTCCATTGGCCCAATATACACCAGCATCAACAGTTAAATTACCAATAGTAACTGTGCCTGACAAATAAGCTGCAACATTTACATTACTATAATTATTTTGTGTTGTTTCAACTGTACTGATGCTGGTTATACGACCATCAGTACCTACAGTTATAATTGGAATATAATTAATATTACCATAGGTGCCACTGGTTACACCTGTAGATAATGTTGTTGCTGAAACATCAGCATTGCTATTAGTTAAATAAAATCCAATACTATTACTGTTTGCCAACAGAGTATATAAATTCTGTGCACTGGTTAATATTGTGTTTACAGAGTTTATTTGATATAAACCTGTTGTACTTCCTACGCTGACATTAGCCATTGTTATTGTCCTTTTATCTCAATGAGAATCTTTGATCTCTGCGTGGCTGAAATACACTTGTTAGTTTATTATGTCCACCACTCCATTTGCCTTTATTATTCTGATCTTCAATAGTATCCCAAGCAAGATTAAACTTGGCTAACCATTTGTCAGCATCTTCCATCATTTTACGCTTGTAATAGTAATTGTGTAAAGTACCATATACATAACCTTCAGGGAATGAACTCAATACAACATTTGTTTGAACTTGATTACCGCTATTGTCTGTGGTAAACAATAATGGCCATGTTGTATAGTAATATAAATTAATTGCAGTCCCGGCGCCAATTTGAGGGACGAACTCATAATTTTGTCCTACCTCACTAAATTTACCACGATAAACTTGTGGTACATTAACTGGATTAAGATATAGATATTGATCTAAAATTTCTGTAATAATATCTCGATCACCAATACGATCATAAACAATCCAAGGACCAACTGTGGCACTATTTGGTCCGCCACTGGCAGCAACTGTATTGGGACCTTGATTAAAGAATAAAATAGGTCTATTCATATCTGCAGGAATAGGAACTTGTCCATATTGATTTGCATATCCAATAGTGCTCCATGGATTGGTACGCAATGCCGGTAACTCAATGTTACGCATCATTAATTCAGTTAGATATACGCATTGTTGAATTTCATTCGCATCATTACTTCCGGTAAATTGTTGTACGAATGAAACTAAATCATCTCCGGATTGTACTGGTAATAGATTTCCACTCATCTAAAATTGGCCCCTTTAAAAAATGCTGTTTGCCCTACTTTTGCTGGATAAGGGACTTGAATTGGTATTGGCAATTTACCGCCAGGATAACATATAAATGCCGGATACTCTTGTTCTACAACTCGATAAAATTGTGCTTTAAGAGTTTTATCTCGTTTAATCGTATGCCAGCTCATGCCACCAAAATAATCTTCACCGATTTGTATTGCAATTGCATCAGGCAATTCCATCCATTTATAACCCAATTTACCATCAGGCATTACTGGTGCTAATGGATCCACATAACCGTCTTCGGCTCGTTTACGATATTCGGCACATTGTTCAGCAATAACTGCTACATTCATTTGTTCGCGTTTGATAAAAAATTTACCATCTTCGCGGCCAGTAGTAGTTTTTATGTTTTTGCTCTTGTTCCAGCCTTCGCGTTTCCATGTTCCACTTTTCAATTCATTGAATAGTTTGTCATTTTGCAATAGTCTGTCGGCAATTCCATTGTCTTTTGTTGCCAGTCCACCTTTATCTTGGCGATACTGGTCAGGATTGTGTTCTGGATCGGGTCCAGACAATTCACTTTTGTCTTGGTAGTTATCAAATTCGCTCATATACTTATTTATAGTCAAAGAGAAAGGGCCTCTAAGCCCTTTCCCATTTGCAAACTAATCGTTAAGATTAGAAGCTGATTGCATCCCATGCATTCAAGCGTACCACATTTGCAGAAGCTCTTGTAGAACCTGTCAAATATGTATTGCCTGAACCATTGAAACCAACATAGTTACCGCTTGCTGAAATATCATTCAACACAGCAACACCAGCTGGGTTACGAACAATCAAAGTACCTTCTAAGATAAACTGATCTAAACTTGCATCAGCATTTGAGAATACTTCGTTGTTTGGTCCTAGATCACGCAATGAACCCCATTGTAGCACTTCTTCATTCAAGAAGTAAATGCTATTGCTCATACCAACTTGGTCCATGATCCATGAATCAAATATTTCGTATGTGTAGTTAAAGTCGCCTTCGTATGTAGCGATTGTGTCACCACGCTCACTGTTCACACGGTTGATGCTTCTTGATGCAGGGAATGTGTCAGATAAGTGTGTGCGTAGGCTTGTTGGGCATACGATTGTACGAATCTTGGCATTGAATCTTTGCTCAGCAACTGTAACCAATTGCTTGTATAGACTTGGGCTGAATTGTTGCAATTGTGCAGTATAAGAATAGAAGTTATTTCCTAGACCTTCACCGTTGTTTACAAGAGTACCACTTGTACCAGGAGCAGCACTAGCTGAACCAGTAATTTGTGCACCAATTGTAAAACCTGTTGCGTATAAAACTGTATCGCTTGACTCATTGTTGTAATAAGTGTAAGCAGTTCCAGCTGGATTCCAAGATTGTGTACCAGCAAAAGAAGCTAGTGAACCCATACGACGACCAGTTTGTGGATCGCTCCATACTGTACCATTAACTGTACCTTGGTATGCAACATTACCAGCGATAGCACCGCTAGTTGCGCTGCTTAACAATGCAGCTTGTGTTAATGCATCATATGCCACATTACCAAAACTTGCACTTACATTGCTATAAGAACTTTGGTATGCCACATTTGCAACTGTACCAAAACCGTATGCAATACCAGCTTGTCCTGAGTATTTTGTACCGATTTGGTCGTTACGCACTAATTGTGCTTCCACATCAAACATCAATTCGATCAATTGCTTGACTTCTTGATATGCTTGTGGATCTCCACCTGATTGTTCTACAGCACGAGCAGTACCTGTTGAACCAACAACTGTACTGAAAATTTGTGTGTAGTTACCTAAGTTGGCACGCTGGTTTTGCTCAACTAATGCTGAACTAACTGCTTGGCCTTCTTGGTTAGCTTGGATCTGTGGTAAACGATATACATCGTTTGTCCATAGAGGTAAAGTGCTAACAACTTTACGCTTTTTGGCCATACACATGTTTAAAACTGGTGTGTCATCTTTAACACGATTTGAAACATCTAAATCTAAATCTTTTACAACGATATCTAAAGCGTAAGGTGTTGTTGTTCCATTACCAATAGCCGCTGTACTAATATAACCTGTTGACATATTAATCTCCTATATAATGTCTTTTATCTTCTTTGTGACCGTAATGCTTGTAGCTTGGCCACTAATAAGTTATCTTGGGCTTTTTTATCGCCCGACTTGGCTGCTTGTTGAAGATCAGACATTTGATTTCCGGCTCTACTTGCAATGGTTGTACCTGCTTTGCGGGTTGTTAACGCAGCAATGCTATTGCCTGCTGATTTGGTTGCTGGTCTATCTCGATATTTTAATCCATCGCGTAACAAAGTCATTAAATGCTCATCACTTGATATAAGATCAATATTTTTAATACCAGGGACCAATTGTCCTTCCGCTCCGCTCCAACCTTTTGCTACTTTTTCACGAACTTCATTGTAAACATACTGGTTCTTTAACTCCTTGTCCTTGAAACTCTTGCGATTATTTTCAAGAACTTGTTGCACTTGTTGACTACGCATGTTATAGAATTGTTCTACATTTGGCTTCAATTGATTAATCAATTGAGTTTGTTGCTGAATGTAAGCTTCATTCCTTTGCATGTTAGCACGAATGCGGGCTTGTGCTCCGGGATCATTCGTTGCTGCCAACTGTTGCTGAAAGGTAGTTTGGTAACCTTGTACTTTTACAATTTCATCATATGCTTTTTGCAATTGAGGCTGAATTGTAAATTCCATTGCCAATAAAAGACCTTCTGATTCGGCTCGCTTATTTTGTAAGTATTCCTCGAACTCAGCTTTTTCAATCTTTAATTGTCTTGCATCTTCACTTATCGCTGCTCCTTGGCCTAAAATAGCTGCGGCTTTCTTCGCGTCAATTTCAATTTCTTTTCCATTACGCATAAATTTAAATTTAGCGTTGGGGTTTGTTTCTGCAAACTCCAAGAAATCAATAATATCTTCACTACTCGAATCTGCTGGGCTTACCTCTTGAGGGGCTTGTGCTTCATCGTAAACTTCACTATCGTTAGCATTAGTTGCTTCGATTTCTGGCTCTAAAACATCAGTATCATTGTCGACAACATTATTATCATCAACTTTGACTCCTTCTGGTGCCACAGGAGCAGTTTGGCCTGCCGGCTTTTCTGACCCTGCTTCAGCGTTCTCGGTAGCTTTCATTTGGTTACGCAATGTTTGTTCTTTCATTGCGGCCATCTTTGCAGCTATTGCATCCAAGCCTACACTGACATTTTCGATCGGTACCGTCTCAGGTGTGAGATTAGGGCGATCAGCGACTATGGCGTCCATAGTATCTCCTTAAGTTAAGGGTTGGGGTTTTCAACTAGTTTTCCTTGCTGTAAACTTACCACCCGGTTTTTAAAATACACTGCTCTCTTCAGCATTGTAATAAAACTCTCTATACCCGCAAGCTGATTACTTACAGCTATGCGTGTTGTATTATCTTGTTCGGTATGCGTTTTAATATCTATCAACGCATCGGTCATTTCAAATTTAAATTGATGTACAAACATTGCAAACTCTCTATTTGCCAACAAATTTTCAGCTTGACTGCCCCAGACTTTGACTTTGTCTTGCTGTGCAGGTGACATTGTTTTAATATTATTCAAATCAACTCGGGGTCGATTATTGAATGCATCTATTACCTCATCTTCTATCATTTCAATTCCAATTAACTGTGTTATTTAGTTTTTAAAAAGCTCTGGCTTTATGTTCACCAATTAAACTAGCACCATCAAGTTGCATTTTGGCACTATTGCCTGCAACATCTGCTTGAATTTGTTGTGCACGGACTGTATCAAGACTAGTCTTGGCTTGTTTATTTGCCATATCAGCTTGATGCATTTCTTGTGCCAACTGTGCAGCTTGTTGTTGTTGCTGAGCTTGTTGTTGTTTACTTTGTTTGACCATTTCCATAACTTCTTCTTCTGTGGGCAAATAAATGTCGGCTTGTTTTACCCCTAAAGTATAAAGCATATCTTCATAGGGTTTACGAATTTTCTTAAACCCAGCCTTGGTCAATGAACCACTTTGACTTAACATAGCAATTTCTTGTGCCAGTCCATTTTGTGCTTGTTTGATAATTTGACTGCGTTGTAAACTATTTTCTTCACTCTTCATGCCTAGGGCAAGATCGATGTGAATAGTTTTACGCTCGTTAAAGTTCATGTCATCAAATGCTTTGTAATCCATAAACTCTGCTTTGCCTTCAGGGTGAAATTGTTGTGCTAGTTTCTTAACACCATAATCATCACCATGTGCAATTAATGTGCGCCATATCAACCAAATAGCATCTTTTAAACCTTCTGCACAATTTTTAACTGTGTTGTCTTGAATAATTTGATTGGGGCTTAATGCCAAATTTAATTTAGCACCACTATTGCCCGGATCCATAATCTCTGGATTAAACACATCTTGTGGACTTGTCATACCAACCATGGCCATTTGATCCTGTTGCATACGATTCATTGTGTTATCCAAGAATTGTGGATTGCCATTTGGTACTGGCATTGCATACACATCGGTTGCAGGATTAAATTTACTATCTAAAATAAAGATTGCTGCTTCGCCATCTTGTATTTGTTCAAAATCAACACGATCTGGTTTAACACCTAATCTTGGAGTTGCTTGTAACAATCCCAATAGATATTCAGCTCTGTATCCACCAGTCATGTATTCTTGCATTGGGATTACTGATTCGGCAATAGCCATACCATAAAAATTTTGTGCGAGTGGTTTTGGAACCATATTTGCTACTGGTATAAATTCTACTTCACGAGCTGAAATAACATATTGGCCACTGTAGATAAGTTCAATAAGTTCCAACTCTCCATCATTATCAATATCGTAACGATTCCAAACAGTAAGAACAGTAACTTGTCTTGCTTCAGGCTCCTGTGCGGAATAACCTTGTGCAGGAAGTCCGTTAATAGGCACACTATCACGAGCATGAATAGCCAAATTGTTAAGGAGTGATCCAGCTTGATATGAACCCACATTGGAATATTCGGCATAGACTTTAAACTCCTCTAAATCGATATCGGGATATAATTCGGTTGCTTCTTGAATTGACATAGGCTTGTAAAAGCCACAAAATGGTTGTTCTTCAATACTGATAACTGTTGGATCACACATCCAATAATGTTGTGCAATTGGTCTAAATTTAACATTAATGTTATAACCAGTTAATTTATATTCTGCATCATAAATTGTATTGCGGCGAATACTATCACGAATATGACCCGGCATGTCTCGCAATTCAATGCTTTCAGGAAGTTTTAATCCTAATTTAATTGCTTCGGGATCTTCTTCAGGATCAGCATCAGCAAGATGTTTAAAATTGTCTATGTGTGTTTGTATAATTTCTTGGCGTTGTGCTTCGGGTACACCTTGACTAAATTCAGCAGTCTCGGCCATAACCTTTTGCATATCCACATGGCGTTTGCGCTTGCTAGATCTTTTGGCTTTCAATCCTGCTTCTGCGGCCTGTTGTTCAAATGCCAATAATTGATCTTCTGTTCCTGATGTAGTTACATAACGCACAAAACTTTCGCGCATAGGTGCAACCATCATTTCTCCATTTTTATGTAAACAAGCATCCATTACCCAGTGTTGTAGGATAAAGTGAGGATCATTGTTTTGGTTCAATAATTTATGAACCATTTCTGTTGCTTGTCGTGCTGCCGCTTCATCGGCTTCATTATCAGCAACAAATTCAAAATTAATTTCACCGTTTTGTGCCATTCCTTTTGTTATAACACTTGTAGCATAATCAACAACAGGTTTTACAACTGGATGAATATAATCCAATCCATTCATTGGATCTGTTGATTCATTTACGGGTAATACTAGATAATGATAATCACTTGTGCGGTTAATATTATTCTTTGTTGCTAACAAACGCAAATTTGCTGCGCACTTTTGGTCTAACAAGCTCTTCATCTTCACAAAACGGGCCATCATTCCTGTATGCCCATTTAGATTGCTTATTACAACATTTTTCAAATCTAACATATTATTTTTCCAGTTGTTTATTAGTTATTTATAGTCACATTACTCCACCTTCTGCACTCCAAGTTCTTTTCCACATGGGTTTTTGTTTATCTTGACGGCCTCGTGCTACATTCATGTTATGCTTGAATGCTGCCATTCTTTGTTGTGGACTTCGACCATCATAGGGTTCAGCAATGCCCTGTAAACAAGCAATCAATGCATATCTTGCACTATCAATACAGTCATCGGGATCGGAAAATCTGCCTTTTTCATCTACATAGTAGTTTTGTGCTTCTCGCAAAAAATCTACACAATTTTCATTGACATGAAATGTACCTATTTCCAACATTTGACGCATTACATTGATACCAAAACTTTTGTGATTAGTTTGTTTACCATGTTCATCGGGTGGATTTAAAATAGCATCGGGCCATAAATTTAACTCATAATCTTCAAAAAATTCTCTTAGACTTTGACTATTCATTGTATAACGGCCTTGAGTGCCTGCATCAGCAGGTAACACAATAGGAGTACCAAAAACTTCAGGGCGCATAAGGTGATTAACATAATTTAATGGATTTGCTTCTTCTGTGCCTTTTACACAGATTTGTGTATGTAACCAAGCTTCTTGTTCGTGTGGCATCCAATACATCAAACTGATCACAGTCTTATCATTTATCAATCCCAAATCAAGAGCAATAACACGATGTATGCCGCTGGTATTTCTAAAATCATAATCACCAGTTTTATAAGTGGGCCAATTACGAATTTGAAACACTGCACCTTTACCCATAACAGGAACACCATTGCGTCTAGCATCGCGCTCGTGTGGCAAGTAATCGCGTTCAAGTTGTTTTCTTGTATGATTAAGCAAAAATGGTTCGCCCCAGGGATCGTATTCGGGCACATCGTCCCATGATACTCGGATGTGTTCGTACCCTTCTTCAGCATGCCAGAATTTTGATACAAGTCCATTTAGACCTTTCAACGGAGTAAACGAGCAAAGTACTTGCCCTTGTGTTGTGGCTGTTCTTGTCACAATTTCTGAGAAGAAATCATCGGGCGGTTGTTCATCGAATACAGCAAGGTTTAATTTAAAACCCTGCATTTGCCTAACTTCCTGGGTATAATTGGCAAATAACAAATAACTGTTGCTACCTGATCGATGTCGTATTTCAACACCTATACAATTGGCTCCATCACCACGCATAGTTTCAAACACAACAGAATCTCGAGGTATGGCACCAGTGCCAATATTTTCTCGTATTTTGACATCATTAGTGCCCAGCAATTCATTTTGTAATACTAATGCCACTTGACTCCATCCCTCACCAGCTACCATTGCTGTAATTGGTTTGTTGAATCGTTTTCCTTCCCACCATTCGGGATATTGTCCAGTTAGATGCATAGCAGTTTCGAAACAGGTAGACACTGTCTTTCCAATTCGATTGGCTGCTAATATACCACGACGCTCGGCCGAACCAGTTCGAAAAAACTTACGCTGATGTTCAAAAGGTCTGAAGTATTTTAATTGATTGAAACGCATGTCTTCTTGTACTTCGAAGACATATTCTTGAAATTTATTAATAGGAAATTGATTGTTGCTTTTTAATTGTTCAGGGGTTATGCCATGTGTATCACAAACATATCTTATTGCTCGACGCATCAACAATGCAGAATCTAACATTAGAATCCTTTACGAATTTCATTTAACAAATATGCAGTGTTGGCCAATTCTTGTAATTCTACAGTAGACATTAGCCAAGTTGATGTGTTACTAATATCACAACCTTGTCGTTTATCAAGTCCAGCTTGTAAGCGTTCCATTGTTAAACGAAGACAATGTTCAACTTGTCCGGGATACTTGTCAAGAAAGGCCTCGCGATTGACACGATTGACCTTTTGCATGATCTTGACCTCAGCAGTTTGCTCCTGGGCCAGGCGCTGTCGGGACTCAGCAACAGTTTCCATTTGTCTAGCAATGTCGTTGGTGTGTAACCCCATTACATTAGACCCAATCTATCTTCAATATGGTTCCAATCAAT